ATGAACGTAATAAACACGTTTGCAGAGGAAGAACACTGAGGACCGCTCAATACAATGGACTCTGCTGGCCTGATAGGAACGCCGTAGTTTCCAGACGTAGCGTTGGCTACAGCAGCATTGTTACCGGCAGTGGCGGAGATCCTGACGTATACAGGCTGACCAGTAGAAGCAACCTCGTGGTTTACAAACAGATACTGACTACTAGGGCTATCAGCGTAGATGTTCGCACTCTGGTTTGTAGTCGTACCAGACAGAACAAACGTCCTGCCCATAGGGTAGAAGGCTTGGTTATAGGCCATCAGTAGATCCTCTTACCGCCACCACTGGTAGGACTCTGCTTGGTGTCGTACGGACCCTCACAGAACGGGATGACTGGACGGAATCCACCTTTAGGCAGTTGTCCTGGCTCCCACCTCACCATTCCCTGGCTACCGTCTCTCGGCAACTGTGGCCGAGTGGACTTGGCAATCTGCTGGTTTAGATCATGGTCCCGTTGCTGGGGTCGGCTCTTCATTTCGATACTCCTTGACAGTGATCGTAAGGTAACAGAAAGCCACATAGATACCGAGTGTTGCCACTCGCTCCCACGTTGGCTCCCACATTGTCCAGCATCCTAGACCAAACGAGGTCAGCAGGGCTAGGACGGTAATAAGCCTGTCCGTCACCACGGTCAAGGCTAGTTTGATCAATTGAATAGCTTCCATATAGATTACTCATCGTCATCGTTCATAAAACCCGTACCCCAGTCAGAACCCTCGTCTTTCAGGCGCAGGGCTTCCAACTTCAGCGCACGGTCGATAACCTTCATCTTAGCATCCAAACTGGCTTCCGGGTCAGAGATGGTCACGCGCAGCATATCTGCGATAGCCTTCTCTAGATCTGTGCTGATGCCACGCTTCTTGCTCATAGACCTAATGCTCTTCTAACACCGTAATAAAGCGGTGATCCAACAGTAGAAACAATCCCGGCGCCTGCTGCACCGTACCCAATCTTTTTAAGTATCTCTGATCTGCTTTCCGCTGTTGCCGCTTTGTTGGCGTAGTTTACGACGTCATCGTAAATACCGGCTTCCCTCATCCACCCCGAGTTTTTTGCGTCAGTTGCAAATGCTTTGACTTGCTGCGGAGTCTTGTTAGAAAGAATTGAGGCAACATATTCTTTTCCAAGTTGAGCAACAGATGATGGATCTTGGGTAACTTCTTTAAGTTGCCTGACGCCGTTTACGTCTGAAAAAAATGTTGGACCAAAATCTTCTGGTGATTTGACAAGAGATTTAGGATCAAACTTTTCGCCCTTGAGGGCATTTTCCATCAGACGAGTTTTGAACGGCTCTAACCTCTGAGAAGCAGCGCGATATGCTTCATCAGCAATTCTGTACTCATCGCTCCATTGATAAAGTGCGCTTTCAAGTTTTTTAATTAAATCTCTTTTGTATTCTGCGCTTAGAGCGGCGTATGCTTCGTAAGGTTTACCTTTGGCATCGACATCACGCAAGAAACGCAATTCTTCAACAACTGCTTCAATGTCTTTTTCAGTTGTTTTCTTTGGTGTTTGAGTATAAATTTTAGCAGTAGGACGTCCGGTTCTTTCAATTTCTTTTGCCGTTCTTTCTCCGCCCTTGGTAACACCCTTGATTGCATCAATTAACCTATCAATGCCAGCTATTTTCTCTTGACCTTTGAGTAAAGTTTTTTCCCCAGAAACAACTCGTTTTTCAGCCTCAAGTGCCTGAAGCAATGCCTGACCTTGTGGAGATGTGGCGAACGGGTTCCCTTGAGCTTGGGATTGACGAGCAACTACAAAAGCATCATTGTACAAATCATCTGCTTCAGTTTTTCTTGCTTTAAAAAGTTTTTCAAACTTGTTTGTTAAAAGATCGAACCCTTTTTTTCCAACAACATCTAGACCTTCTGCATCAGCAAAAGGTTTGGGTTGTTTAAAACTAGAAACCAAATCACTTGCCTTTGTGACGCCGTACTTGCCAAGTCTAGCGAGTGTTGGTGCAGCAGCGGCAACGTCTGGTGCGATCTCACCAATAGTCGTAGCAGTGGGTGCAGCCTTCCTTTCTACTGCACGTTGCTCTGGGGTGAATCCAGTAGCCTCTTTAACCTGCTGTGGAACGTATTGACCTGCTTTTTCCTGAGCCTTACTACCTAAGTAACCACCAGCAAGAGCGCCACCAAGACCACCAACAATAGTTCCCAACCCAGGTGCAACCATTGTTCCTAATGCTGCTCCAGCCTCCCCGCCAGCGAGTGCACCCCCTGCGCCACCTAAACTTTCAAACGCAGCTTTACCACCGGCTTTCAGTGGAGAAACTTCGGGTATTGTTTTTTCTCGTTCGTATCTGTTTCGGAACTCAAACTCTTCTTGCTCGGTCATTTTGGTTGCCTCGCTTTCCAGTCTTGATACCGACGCTCTTTATCTGGATCGATATAGGGTCCGGTACTTGGCTGTGCAGGACTAGGTTGTGGTGCAGGACTTGGAGCACCAAACGTAGATTCATAATCTTCCGGTTTGGCCTTTGATTTGTACCCAGCAGGAGCAGTAACATCCAAAATATCTTTTGAATAATTTATCTGATCGTCAATAAATCCACGAACAGTTTCTGCTGAATCAGAAGGTTTGGCAGTAAATGACTGATAGTTTTTCAACTCGTTACCGGTCAGCGTTGCACCAAACAAAGCGTGTCTGTTAGGTGCTTGGTACTGGTTGTATCTGCCCCACCAACGCGCAGCATCATTGGCCTCTTTCTTACCAAGACCCCTTCTTGCTGCTTCCAGTTCAAGATCTGCACCAAATCCAAATACACCTAGCCCTGCGTATTCGGGTTTGAAATCTTTCTTCAGCTTGTCCAAACCACTTGTGATGGAATTCAAACCATCAATTTTCTTTTCTTTTGTGGCGCTAAGTTTTTCTGCCCCGCCGACTTCTTTTTGAGGACGCAACTCAGCGCGAAGGTACGCCAACTCACGCTGACGTTGTGCCGTTTCAGCGGCAATCCTTTCACGAGTGTCGTTGGTTGCAGCGTTCAACCGTTCCTGCATATTCAAGCGTTCTTGATTCCAATAGCCCTGCAACTGCTGAGCTTTGTACTTTTCTTCTGACTTACGAAGAAAATCAAGAGACTTGTCTAACTGCTTGATTTGATTCTCTAAAATCTCTCTGGTAGCAATGACGCCACGGGCATCTTTCTGACTCTTCAGAAAGTCAGCGTTAGCCTCTGCCATTGCAGCCTGGATCTCTAACTCACCACGTTCTTTGTCACGGGCAAGCGTCTTGATGCCAACATCCAGCTTGTCTTTGAGGACTTTCATCCTGTCTTGCATAGCCTTGACGTTGGTCTCAAACGTTTGACGCTGCTGCTTGAACAGGTCTTCCCGTCCTTTTGCGTAACCCTCTGTCAGGCCATTCATGGCATACATTGCAGACAGAGCGTTCTTCTTGTTCAACCCGCCTAGCAAGAACCCGCTGGCACTGATCACGCTGAATACCAGAGCAAGTGTCTGGGCGTTCTCTTGACTTGGCTTGAACGTCAGTTCCTCTGCTGTCTTGTCAGCGTTGGATTGGTATTCTTTGTACTCTGGTGAGTTAACAAACTTAGACTCAAGGTCACTTAACAAAGACTGTGACTTCTTTGCGGCTATGCTTTGCTGCTCTGCACCAAATGCTTTTTCTTTGAGATCGTAGTCAACTTGTGCTGTGACTGCTTTGCCAAGTTGAGTGGTCAGATCTTCTCTTTTGGTGAGTGTATTTTTGATCTCACCTTCTGCTTTTGCCAGATCTTCTTCTGGAGACGGACCAATCCTCTTAGTAGGAGCAGGCGAACCAAAGTCACCTCCCATAACGGGAGATCCCAAATTAGTTCTTAGTGCTTCTGTGAGGATTGGTGTAGCCATTACTTGGCTCCGGCTTGAATCACGGTAGGAGTGGCAATCCTAGCAAGGTTACCAAACATCTGGTTGTAGAGCTGGTTGACCTCTGCGTCTGCCTGCATCCCTGCTTTGATGGCATCCATAGTGTACTTGTCACCCATCTGACTCAACTGTAGGCCAAACGATTCTCTAGCAGCATTCAGACGTTGACGCAGGTCTTCTTCTGCTCTCTGTTGTTGGGCCACACCTACGCCACCACGGGCGACTCCAGCCTGGGCTGCTCTGGCTCTCATAGCGTCTAACTGCTGTTGACCAACAGGAGTGAGTTCACCACGCTGTGCAGCAGACTGTTCTGCTAGACCACGTTGAGCGTATGGAGCGCCAACCTGACGAATCTGCTCTGCGCCTCTCTGTGCTCCAGCTCGTGCTTTGTTAGCCATGAGAGCGGTAGATAGCCCTTGTACGCCTGCCAAGCCAAGACGGGTTTTGTCACCACCGGACAGAGATTCCAAGAATCCTTTCTGTCCTGGTGCTTGTGATGGACCCGCTTGTGGACCGGCTATAGGTTCTCCCAACGCGGTAGGAGGACGAAAGCCAGAAAGAGAGTAATCCGTTGGTATAGCACCTACTTCAGCACCCCTTGCTCCAAAGGTAGGAGCAGAAGTGAGAGCATAAGGACCACCCGTCAGGTCAATACCTGTGACGGTATCAGCAGGTTGAATGTCAAACTGAGTGGTCAAATCTGGTTGGTAAGAATCAAACCCCGGTTCTGCGTCTGAAGGTAGTGGTTGATACGCTTCAAACCCAGGCTCTTCATCGTAGAACTCTGGCAGGCCGGTTTCTGGGTTGATAGTCCCAGACCCGCCTTGCTCACGCAGGAGTGCAGCCTCACGAGGGTTGATGTGCGCCAGGATAGTATCTCCGTTCCTGCCCTTGTCTTGCAGCAGACGGGCAATCTTGCGGAGATCTCCACCCATACGGGTCATCTTGCGTAGTTCACTCATTTACAACCCCAGAGCGTCTTTGAGACGCAGTGATTTCTCATTCCAGACATTTTGCCTTTCTTTCCCAGAATCAACACCCTCTACAGAACCCGATGGCCTGTACGCAGCCAGAGCGTCTGCCAGTAATCTAGCAGGACTTGCCCCTGTGATTATAGGCTGTCTTCCTAATTTCTTAGGAGGAGGAACACCAGTAACCGTTGGATATATCTTTTCAGTCTTTTTTGGTGGTTCTTTTTCTTTCTCGGGTTCTTCTACAACAGGGTCAACGGCAGGAACAGTAGTATCGGTTGTTGTATCTGGTGACAAATCAGTAACAACAGGAGATACGTTTGAAGTATCAGGAGTAGTGCTTCCCGTCACTATAACTCTGTCTAATGTTGTTGAATCCGGTGTTGTATTAACTGTATCAACAGTTGAAACGTCGGTAACAACAGGAGATACGTTTGAAGTGGTAAGTTCTGGTCTGTACTCGTAACCATACCCACCCTCAACAGGGCTGTATTCTTCAAACCCAGATTCTGGTAACTTTTCTGTAGTGCCAACTACCTCAACAGGAGGAAGAACCGTTCCTCCCGGAACTTCTTGCTGAACTGGTGTGGTTACTGTTGTTTCAACAGGAGCCACGTTTGCTACGTTAGCACCCTGTCCTTGTACGATGACTCGTTCTAACACCTGTGGGTCAATCGTTGGCGTTGGCTGCGCGGCAACTTGGTTTATGAGATCTAAGTCTGTAACTACGGGTGAAACGACAGGAGAAGGAGCCGTAACTGTTTGTGAGGCAAGTTCGGTTCCCCCTGCGGATGGGTCTGCAGCAGGCGCTTCAAACGGAGCGTTTAAAATTTTAGAAAAATCACTGCTGCTTATGATTGTTTCATTTCCAAACTGGTCTGTGACTTTTGCCGTACCGTCTGGTTGCTCCTCATATCTAAGTCCACCCTCTTCAAAAGGTTGGATAAGGTCTTGAGAAACTTTTGCAGGTGCAGAAACTGATTGAAGTTGCTGTGCACTCTTATCAGGCTGGTCAAGAGTACCTATGGCCGTGGCCGCTGTGTTTAACAGCGTCTCATCTAAATCACCACCCGTGGCTATGTACGTCCTAGCAGCAGATCCTATGATCTTGCCTGCATCTGGGTTCTCAGTCATCACACCCTGCACACCAGCTCCTACACCAGCAGCAAATGCGTTAGTAACAATTTGACTAACATCACCACCTTGAATAGCCGTGCCAACAGCAGAACCTGCTGCGGCTCCAGCAACTCCCCCACCTGCTGCAAAGTTAACACCAGAAGCAGCGCCAGCAGAAAGACCCGCTTTGATTACATCTTCAACACTACCGCCTTGCAACGCGGTCATTCCGGCAGAAAGCGTAGCCGCGCCAACAGCCGTAGTGACAGCAGTTACAGACAATCCTACGGCAGAAGCAACGGCCGCAGCCGAACCTCCCAAAATGGAAGCTCCAATTGCTTGGCCTAAACCCGGAATTAAAAGAAGACCAACTCCAATTAATGGGGCAATTTCTTTGAAAACCCCTCCTGCACGAGGGCTAAATTCTTGACCAATAGAAACATTTCCGCTGGCATCGGTTGTTAAATTAAAGAACAAATCTCCGCCAGATATACCGCCTTCCCCGTTTCCGAGCATCCCAAAGCGACGGGATGTTATTGGTTTGTCAGTGGTTTTATTGTAAAATTGCGCGTCTGACCCAACTTGGGATTTGGCTTGATAATAATCGCGCCTCTCTCCATCGGCACCGTTTGTTTGGGTTATTGATAGGTTTGGATCATTGGCTTGGTAAACTTTACCAGAGTCAACGCCCTGTAAAATATATCCGTCTTCGGTGTAATAACGAGCTACATCTTCATAGGCGTATTTTGGAACTTGCCGCACGCCAATATCTTTAAGACTTGCGACACCTTGGTTTGTCAAACCTTCTGCAATTTTTATATATGCAGGTTCGTCTTTGCCTAATTCTTTAAGAAGGTTCTGGATGTTCGCTTGTTTTTGTTCTGGAGTTGCCATGATTAACCCCTCTCAACCAAAGCGCCCATAGTCGCAAGTGCGGCCAAGGTCATGTAGTTGACCTGCTCTGGTAATTCTTTCTCTGTGAGGATCTGTGCGCCCAACAACTGTTCACGCAGGAGGGCGTACAGACTCTGGTCCCGTATTGCCTCCTGTGCCATCTGCCCTACAGACGCCATAGTCCTAGCATCCAGCCCATACTGCTGCATGAACTGCTGGGTTGCGGCCTGTGCTTGTTCCAGTTGTGGGTCCATTACAGTCCTAATACTTTGACAATCTGTTCATGGATGCTCAAATGTACCCCTATCCAATCATAAAAGTCATCTTCTACTTGCCAGTCTGCGTTGATTAACTGAAAAGGATTGTCTAGGTTCAGTTGACTTGCCAGTCTTTCATGCTCTTGGTTGTGAACAAACAACCAGTCATCTAGGTTGCTTGGATCTGCGTCTATCAACGGGTACTGAGGAATGAGAATTCCCTTGTCAGCCAACTGTTCGTAGAACAACTTGTGCTGCACACCGTTCTCAAACAACATTACTCCCAGACCGTCTACGTCTCCAAACTCAACGTAAGAAAGGTCGTCCATATTCATTGTTTGTCTCTTATCTTGTTGATAATTTCAAACGCAGACTTAACTTTTTCTTCAAGCACAGCAACTCTCAGGTCTAGTTTTGACAACACAATGATGAGCGTCACTAGACCCAGCAGAATGGGCCATGCTTTTAGGAAAAGTTCAGCTATTTCCATTACTTCCTGGCCATGCGATCTTCAATAATGCTGATATGCTTTTGATTGTCGTGAATCATGTCACGATTTCGTTGTATTTCTTTCTCAAGTTCTTGCCGCAATTTTTCCCGCGCAAGTTCAGCCCCAGAGTTAACGGCTTGCTTGTTGTCAGATGTAACAACAAGGGAGATCTTGGCGTTAAGCACAGTAACTTCATGCGTGAGTTTGTCCAACGCACTCATCAGGTAAACAACGCAAGTAAAAAGAATAGGAAGCACCGCAAACGCGGTCTTCTCAATAAGTTGAGACTTTGCTTCTAATTTTTCAGTCATAGCCCTAACAACTTTTTGACAAAGTCTGCTGCAACACCCGGACCAAACAACACCGCTGCAATAACAATGTATAACAACCATTCGATGTTACGCATCCGATCTCTTCCACGGTCAAGGGATTCTTGAATGGAAGCATATCTACTTGCACAAACGGCTTCGTGCACGGCTAGTTTGGTCTCAGTAGTGTCTGACATCTAGTCACCATCATGAAACTGCAACATCAACCTGACCAGGATGCTTAGGCCAGACAATTTTAAAAGGATCTGTTTGCGTAGTGATGTCCCGTAACGCCTGCCGGTAAACCGCCCACGCCAAATCATCTACTGGAGCATCAGCCAATTGCGTCCAGTCCGTATCTTTAAGTATCTGGTTGCGCTGGCTGCGGATTGTTGCCCACTGAGTATCAATGCGTGATTGAAGTTCTTCCGCCGTCAAAGGTTCAATGTCAACAATGCAGCACATCCCGTCATATAGGTGAGGAGCGGCAGATACCAGCTTTTCCGTTGCGTGGTTGTGCGGCTTCCACACCGTGATGACGTAGTAACCCTGCTCGGCAATCCATTCTAACAATGGACCACGGTCGCCAAACGATGTATTGGGAAACCACTCTGTGTGATCTTTGATGACAAGTTTTTGATTAGCGAGTTTCATAATTACCTCGTTGGGAATGCTGCTGTTGGCGTTGTGATGGTGCGAGCGTATTTGGTAACCCGAACGTCTTGCAAATAACCATTTAACGGGCTAGTCCCGATCCGATCTGCGCCAACATACAAAGTACTTGTTTGGTTAAAGTTGTCTGTCACAGCGCCGCCGCTCGTGGCATCAACCGATCCATTTAGATAAACCTTAAGGTTCCCGGTCGCGCTGCCAGATCGCACCACAGCAAAATAGTACCAAGTGGCCGAAGCCAATGAGGTAGCGCCGGTTAAGTTAGACGCGGTATAACTAAACTGAAGTTTGTTGCCAGAGGTGACGTTAACAGACCATCCAGTTGAAGCCGTGCCTTTACTGATGATCCCGTAAGCAACGCCAGTTGCCGACAAATAAACCCAACCATCAATCGTAAAATCACCCGTTCCGAGCTGGAGCTGCGGATTGTCAACAGCCGTTAGCCAATCCCCAGTACCATCGAACTTCATGCTCGTTGGCGACCACTTAGATACCGTGGTTGACGCTTGGGCATCTCCAACCGTAGTCACATTGTTCTGCACCGCAGCGTCGTAGATTCCCGCGTTAGTGCAATTAAGCAAAAGAACCGTGTTTGACGAAGCAAAGCTCGTATTTACGTTGGTGGTGCTTGAGTAGCTTGCTGCGCTAGTTGATCCCGCGGTTGTTAATGGGGCAAGGAGGGGAGGTGTAAAGTTTCCCGTGTAAACGGCAGTTGACCTTACATACCTAAAATTACTTAAATATCCTACCCAAGCAGACCCCGAACCAACAGTAGCATCACTTCTAGCCCCTACTGTTAATGTAGTTAGCGTAACAACTTGGGTAGCTGATGATATTGGTGTTCCTACAGAAACACCGTTTAAATACATTTTATAGGTAGTGCCATCAAAAACCACAGCAATATGAACCCATTGACTTAAATATTTGGCATACGGAGTATCAATCCTTCCTATTTCAGACGAACCTGAATTGGTAGAAAAAAACCTAGCTGATAAATTGCTAGTGCTTGAGTCGATATACGCAAACATTCCGTAACCATTGGCGGCCGCAGCAAAATCAAAAATTGCTTGCCCCGATGGATTGCCTGTAAAATAAAACCAACACTCTACTGTAAATGAAGGATTGGTATAACTAACAGATGGGCTTCTTAAATGTGTGTTGGACGTATTAGCCCCGTCAAAATACCCACTCCCACCATATGCCGCAGCGGTGTACGAAGCAGTCGGTGAGAACGGCTGGAATGCTTGGACTTGAGGGGTTCCAGATCCAACAGTAATTGCGCTTGCAAGAGTAGAACCGTCAACAAAACGATTGTATCCGCAAGACAAAAAAATTGTGCTTCCCAAAGCCGTCAACGGAGTTGTTGGCGTTGATGAGATTGTTAGGTTTGTATTTGATAGTCTTAAATTTGAAACGTAACCAGCAAACCCGTTTGCAGCGCTTCTATCCGTACCAATTCGCATTGCGTCAGTTTGGCTGAACGTGGTAGCCGACGTTCCGGTTCCATCAGATGCGCCGTTGAGATATAGAGTTGTTTGGCTTGATCCAGTTCCAGCGCGAACAACAGCAACATAATACCAAGTATTTGCCGCAAGGCTTGTTGTTCCAGTAATGCTTGTTGAAGTATCAATAAAAACAAGTTTATCAGCCGAGCTAATTTGAAACACCCAACCAGTCGGCCCAGCAGATGATCCTTTACAAGCAATTGTATGCGTAGCGCCAGATGCCGTTCGAAACACCCATGTTTCAATAGTGAAATTTCCAGACCCAAATCTAAGACTGGCACTATCTGCAACGCTTAAATAACTGGATGAAAAATAATTACTCCATTGTCCAGTCGGCCAATACGGAGTCACAGAACCCTGCGTTACGGCTCCGGTGCGAGTGATCGTATAGTTATTGGTGCTGGAGTCCAGAAACGTATTGTTCTGCTGCCCGTTGGTGCTAGTTGTCTCCAACAACAGCGGGACATACGAAAAAGGAACCACAGACCCGGAGGCAGCAGCCCGACCTGATTTAGATGCAGCAAACATTAGTAATTCTGCCCAATAGTAGTGCCATACCAGTTAGTACCGTCAGAAAAGAACGAATAGATGTCTTTTTTACTCGCCGTAGTCGTAATTGTCGGTGCGGTAGCTGAAGGCCAAGATACGGTTGACCAAGTAACCGTCCTGCTTCCAGTCCCGTCTTGAGACAAAATGATAATAAACGACTTGCCAGCGACCGCAGTCGGCATAGTAATCGTCGCATTCCCAGTTAGCGTCAGGTTCTGAACTGTACCGTTGGTCAAACTAACCGTAATCGCCGTGCTGGTATTGGCTGAATACAGCGTCTCAACGTAGTTCGTAACCGTTGGATTGGTCAGCGAAGGCGTATTATTAAAAACCAAAACACCAGAACCCGTCTCATCACCAACTACTGAAATCAAGTTTGCGCTAGTCGGGGTCGCCAAAAATGTAGCGACGTTAGTCCCCAACCCAGAGACCCCGGTAGATATAGGCAATCCCGTGCCGTTTGTCAGCACAATAGCTGAAGGCGTTCCTAAGTCACCGCCGGTAACAATCAGCGTTCCAGTTGCGTCTGGCAACGTAATAATAGGTGTCCCAGCAGTTGCCGCAGCCTGTAAAGTCTGGGTGCCAGCACCACTAGCGTTACCTTGAAGTTTAATTGCGCTCATGTTTGATCCTTTAAGCGGCGATGAGCCAAACTTGGCCCGTAGGTACAGTTACTGCAACACCCGTTGATATTGATACAGGCCCAACGCTGAATCCATTTGAACCAGCGGTAATTGTGTAATTAGAACTGATTGTTTGATAAGACTCAAGGATCGGTCCACCGGCAGTACCAACAGCAGCGTTGCTAGTCCATACCCCACCAATACTTGTCAGTACGTTACCCGATGTTCCTGGTGCAATGAAACTTACGTTTGGAGCAGTTCCACCGCTAGAAATGACAGGAGATGTAGCGGTAACAGCCGTGACCGTCCCGCCTCCACCGCCACCAGTAGCCCCAAGAGTAGAAACAGTCTTTAGAACCATGTTACACCCCGTCCCCTGGTGTGATGTATATCACAGCACTACCGCTGCTGGTTATCCCGGCAAAGTAAGCGTTAGGAGTGAACGTCAAGATCTCGTCCGTGCCTGACAGTAGCGGGATAGATGACTGTGTGCTCGTGACAACCACAGCGTTGGCTACTGCGCTCGCGTTGGACTGCCCATACCCCATGAACACCGTTACGTTACCGCTGTTGATGATTCGATATTGATTGCCACCAAGGGTTGTAGACGCGGCTTGGGTGGACGTAGTTGGAGAACTGCTGGTAGCCGTGAAAGTTACGGTGTTCCCCATAGGGGTAAAGGCTTGAATTCCCATTTTTAATTAGCCCAAGGAAGCGGTGGTGAAACGACAGGTGGGTTGATCTGATTGTTGATCTGACTCTGCACAGCGGCCTCGGCAGATGCTTGGTCTACGCCAGATGACCAGATCCAACCGAGCACTTGGTCTTGCGTGAGTTGGTCATAAGGCGTGTAGGGCGTACCGGCTACATAGGTTACGTTGCAGGTCGAGTAGACCGAGCCGTTGTAAGCGCCGTCTGTGCCAGAGCAGGTCCAGTGAACGGTAAATACTACGTCAGTCTGGCCTTCTGCTTGTGGGTAGCAGTCAAGCTGCGTGACAGTCCATGTAAAAGTGGTCATGGGTATTCCTTAAACAGAAGTAATTGTTTGCCAAGCAGCGCCAGTGTAAACACACAGTTTTGACAGCGTAGTATCAAACACCATCAGGCCAGCAGCAGGGCTACTAATCGCATTCTTTTGCGTTGTAGTCATGTTGGGCATCCTCACGCCCTTGGTCGTGCTTTGTGCGTCTAGGATGGCTGATGCGCTTGGAGAAGTTGTCCCAATCCCGAGGTTGCCGGAGGAGTCGAGGGTAAGACGGGTTACCCCGGCATTTTGATCATAAAAAGCTAGTTTGCCAGCAGCGTCTGAAAATAATGAAACTCCGTTTGTACCTGTCTTTTGAATGATCATGTTGCCTTGCAAGGCCCCCTCAAACAGACAAATTCCATTGACATTGAGTTTCTGTGTAGGCGAACTCGTCCCAATACCCAGCCCCGTGCTGGTCAGGCACATTTGTTCGGAGCCGCCAATTCTCCAAATAGCTGCCGTATCAGGGTTTGTATAAATGTTTGTGCCGTAAAAGCTCATCGGCAAATACGCGCTTTCTGCGGCATTAGTTGAATCAAAAACAACACCATACGTTGAATCAACATATGGGCGCACCCGAACTTTTCCTGTAGTTCCTGCAAGTTTTAAAGCAGTGACAGCGTCAGAAACTGTATTGGTCAGCAACGTCCCGTTAAACGTCAGCGCAGAACCAGTGGTCAGAGCACTTGACGAGCTTGCGTAGACAACACCGTTAGCAGTGAATGACGTTAGTCCAGTACCACCGTAAGTTGTGCCCAGCGCATTGGTCAGATTGAGCGTGTTCGCGGTAAGCGTTGTACCGTTGAACGTCAAATTTGCAGAGCCAGCCAACGCATTGGCGTTGTTGTATTGAACCTGCGTGTTAGCCCCGGCTGCTGCGCCACTTACAGCGACATTGCTGACCCACACTCCGCCGATGCTAGTGAGAACATTGCCCACATTTCCTGGTGCTACCGTCGCAATACCTCCGGTTCCGTTGCCCAGCAGGACGCTGTTGGCCGGGAAGGTGACTTGACCAGTGCCACCGCTTGATACAGGCAATGCGTTGGTCAGAGCAAGAGTGCCGATATTGGCACTGGTGATGTACGCGCTGGCGACGTTGAGCGTAGTCACGTTGGCAAGCGTTGCCGTCAGGTTGGTCACGGTGACGTTGGTCACGGTGACGTTTGTGACATTGCTCGTGCCACTTGTTATGGTGACATTGGCAAGCGTAAGGTTGTTAAGCGTAGTGACTGTGTTGCCCAGCAAGACAGACGTATTGCCGATGGTGATCGGCGTGTTGAAATTGCTGTCTAGCTTTGCGAGAGCGATGTTCCCGCTTAGATTGGCAAATGCGTATGGGACAGTCATTAGAACCTCACCCTCAATTCGTGTTCAAACTCGAAAGTATTTACTGTATATCCGGCACTGTTACTGTTGATGGTCAGGCCGAGATACTTGCCGTATTGCTGGGCATCTGACTTGTACAGAGCATATCCGTAAGACGTTTCCCAGCCAACAGTCTGCAAACTATTGTTTTGCCAAGTGACCGGGACTTGATAATTGTTGAGCCAAACGACGGAATTGTCTATGGTGTAAGCACCAGTAGATCCAGTTCCTTGTTCGTTGTCCACGCTAATGAGGAGCGTAGATGCTGCTTGCAACTGTGCCTCTATCCCAAACTTCAATGCCTGCTTGGTTCGTATGGGATCACCCATAGGCATGAGAGCGGTTTGGATTGTGGTTGCTATTCCAGCCGTGGAATTAGCATAGAGACGGTAGAGGCTTGAGCCTGCGGTCCCATAGAGGCGAATGACCCCCGCTGTAGGGACGGAAGTGATGTAATCCAACGCTCCTTGGGAGGTTAGAAACCACTTCTTCTCGAAAAACACGGCTTGGACCTTTCTCGCTCCACTTGCCGGGTCGTTGTAAGTGAAGGAGAATGCCGCGCATAGTATGTTGTTCAGTAAAACTTGTCCTCCGCTGATAGGAGAAGCAAAGTCTATGAGTTGGAACACCCCGTCTAAAGCGTCTGACAACTTGCTAGTGGTAGAACCAACTAGGGAATAGATCCCGTAGTCGTTCATAAACAGCACAGAGCGGAAAAACGGGTAGATGGCGTAGATACGCTTGGTCCCTACGCTTGCAGATACGTTGGTGTTGGTAAATAAAGTTTGACCGTTGGTGTCAACGCGAACGTCAGAGAAGACGTTGATGCTTGTCTCACCAAAGATGTACAAAAAATTATTGGCTGAGAGAAGCGCACGGATGTTGCCGTGCAGAGTTGAGTCTGAGATCGTGAGAGATCCGGCAGAGACGCTGGTGAAGTCACTGTAGGAATCTGCGGCAGAGTAGTAAACGGTGCGCCCAGCGGCCACCCAGGTTCTGCCAGAAAATGTGGCTACGGAAACCACCTGATCTGTGTTTACAACCGCCGTGACGTTGGCAGCGGTCGTGAACCCACCACCGGAAAGCGTTACGTTTGCAGTTGTGTACCCAGCGCCAGGGTTGGTCATCACAATCTGCGAGACTGTATTGCCTAGAACAATGGCTGTAGCGGTAGCAGGAGTAGTGTTAGCACCGCCGATAGCTACCGTTGGCGCTGACGTATAGCCAGAACCACCGTTGTTGAGCAAGATGCTGACTGTGCCAGTTCTGAACGTGACAATCTGGGCTATAGCATTAGCACCAGACCCTCCACCACCTGAGAACGTGATGGTTGGGGATGACGTATACCCACTACCAGCGTTAGTCAGGGATACGGTGCTAACACCACCAGTAGAAATGACTGCATTTGCTGTGGCTGCACCGCTAGAGAAGGTAACAGTAGGGATAGAAGTGTATCCAGACCCTGCTTCAACAACTCCAATTGAAACTACAGCCCCACCGCTGATGCTTGCAACTGCCGTAGCCTGGGTTCCACCTGTAATGTTGGGTGCGCCGATGGTTACATCTGGCACAGCCGTGTATCCTGACCCACCCGAGGTCACATAGACAGATCTGATACCACCAGATCCGGTGACGATTGTTGCAGTCGCTACTGCCTGCACCCCGTTAGCATCATTGGGTGCGCTGATCACCACGTTTGGCGCAGAAGTGTAGCCAGAGCCTGGGTTTGATACGGCTATCAGGCCAACAGAGCCTATAGAGACTACGTTAGCGCCGTTCCAGCTCGACAAACCTTTGTCTGTGTCGGCAATGATCAGTCTTTCGTTCTTCCACTGGGCAGAACTGACGTTGGCATTGCTAAATGTGCCTGCAACGGCCACATTACTGGTCACATTGCTGGTGAGATTGAACGCTTGCGCTCTACCGTCTATCTCAAAGCTGACTATGTAGTCAGATACATTGATATTTGTAGACGTTAGGTAAGAAGTGGTGTTTGAAAAGACAACAACATTGCCTGTGCTGTCTCTAACAGCTTCTTGGGCAGGAACAATCTTGATGTTGGAGTCGCCAATCGGCATGGCGTTTTCCAACCACGAGAATTCACTGTCCTTGATGGCTGTTCGGTTGGCTTTGGTGTTGATTCCCCCGAACGTCTTCAGAACAGTGTATCTTTTTTGCTGTTCTTGGGATGCCATGTTAGTAAGGACTGCTATACGGGTCCGGAATTCTACGCGTGAAGACTGAATTCAACACGCTCTGTACTTGACGGTTGTACTGCTGAAGGAAAATCTCAGATTCCCCGTAGCTCTGTTCCTTGTACTTGGCCTTGTAGGCCGCGTAGAACGCCACAGGAACCGTGTACGGGTCGTTGATGGCGTCATTGACCGTAGGATTGGTCAAAACCAGCGGAGAAGGCAGGATGACCGTATCCACTTCCATGCTATAGGACTGGTCAGGGATAGGTGAGATGTAAATTTGCGATTGACCATACGTTGAGAAGCACACAGGCCGTCCAACGTAGTTCTGCCAGTAACGCAACTGGGCGTTGAAGTTCGTCCAGGGCAGGTAACGCAGGGGAATCCTAGAATTACCCCAATAGATTGTCAGATTGAGTACATCCAGAGTCTGCGAACCATTAGGTAGCGACGAAAACGGGATAATTTCTGCATTCTGAACGTACAGCAAGGTTGCTGTGCCGTTAGTAAAAGCAGTTGACGGAGGGAAATTAGTCCCAGATGTTGGGTACGGAGGAGATGTAGTTCCCAGCGTCCCACCTACCGTGACTTGGTAGATAAAGATATTTGAGAATATGTACTGTCCTGCGGTAACAACAAGTCCAGCAGACCAGATAATTGCGGCTGTGCCGTCTGGAGCGAGTGGTGTAGCGGATATTTGCAGAGTACGCAGGCAACCTGTGTCCCGTACTACCCTTTCACGCCCATTGTTGACGTAATCCGTAATCTCATCGTTAGACCAAAAGTTCGCATTGGCATCATGTAAGAGCCTGCGAACGTCTGTGATGTACGAATTTAGGGTTGCCATAGTTGCCTATTGTAACCCTCAGGAGACTTTTCCCCCTACCCCTACTTTTTTGACGGGTAGGGGTACTACGCCTACCGCCGAGGGAATGCGGTCCTGCGCTGAATGTTGGCCGATGCGAAACATAGCCAACCGTTCAAGTCCGATTTCAACATCCGACGAGTGGGTTGCAAACCCCAGACGGACTGCGTATGGGAGTTTGTGATCATCTTGGTAACCAAAGATGTGCCTAGCAGCCTCGATAGGGACTGACGTAGGCACACCTTTTTTGAACTTATAGTCAACACCAGCATGGCGATCAGCCAAGTCGGTATCACTATAGTTGGTTACAAAAACTTCCATTAGAACGAAACCGTGTCACCGTAAATACGAATGTCAACCAGTGCAGAAGCTGCGTTGGTGACGTTCACATACAGAGCCGAGGTATTTGCTCCATTGATGGTAGTTGTCAATGCGTAAGGGCTGGCAACCGTCAGGTCTTGGAACCTGTTGACAGCAGTCAAGTTTGCTAACGAGACTGTTGCAACAACCGCGTTGCTAGTGTTGCCATCATTGCTTGTCGTGATATTCACGTTTGCCAAAGATGCACTTGCATTTGCGTTCTGAACCGTAACCCGACGAATGATCACTTCCCCAGATCCAGCGAGAGCCCCAGCATTTGTGAGACCCCCCTGGAGGAGGGGAATTGCTACCACAGCATTTCCAACCGTTGCCAACGAAACCCCGGTAGCACGGCCAATGGCATAGGTACCAAACGAGTCTGGTGTGTTTGATCCTACTGCATTTGGATTTGCCATGTTTACTCCTTAGCTAGTAAACGTGGAGTTTGCAGTCAGACCACCGTTGACCGTCAACAGAGTGATGGTGTTTGCCGAGGTAGTCGAGTTGGCAAATACGTTCACGCCGTCGCTGATCAGAACACCACCAGTGTTAGCCGCCGTAAGCAGGGCCAGCGCAGTGCCGTTGTTAGCGTAGATCTGGCTGTTCAAAACGGGGAACATCAGATATACGCCAGCAGGGACTACGTTGCCAGCAACGGTCGCAGGAGCGATGAGGGTTGTGGTCTGAAAGTATGCTCCGGTGGTATTGCTGTTAGCACCGGCAATCAGGATCTTGTTTAGGGCGAGAGCCATGTTTCTCTCCTTACAGAGTCAGAGAGTTATAAGAACTAACCCTAGTCATAGACTTTGGTTTAGTACTAATCAACTCAGCAATCATCAGCACTGCGCCGACGTAACCAATCTGCCAGTTAGGCAAAGTGGACTCAAACCCAGTAAACACAAACGAACCCTGCTCGTGGATGTAGAGGTTCAGGTAGTTCGTGTTGACAAAGTAGACAACGCCTTCTGGGCAATACGGATCTGGATAGATCGGCACACCAGCAACCATCAATGCGCGGAACGCAGCCTGTGGTCCGTTGTTGTCGCCATCAAACCCAGAACCTGGGGTGATGACATACTGCTCTTGACCAACAAAGTCTTGAGCCAACAGAGTCCAAGTACCGAATCCGCAAACACCAAACGATGGCACTTCTGCACCGTTCTTCACGGTTCCAGAAATGTATTGCAGGATGTTCTGACGGGTTGGGTTGACGTTACCAGCGTTGTAGACCTTCGACTTCCACCAAGTGTAGGTGTTACGGTTGATGTTCCCGTAGGTCACTAGGTTCGTACCATCGTCAATCGCGCCTGGGAGGCCGATAAACTGCTGGGTGTTCGTGTAGTTCTGGTAGAGCGACGTTGCCATCGCGTCCATCATCACGTTGGTCGCATCGTTCATCCGAGCTTCGATCAGCGGGATAATTGCTGCGTCCTGCTGAACCGCGCCTTCCATCCCGAGGAATGGGACTGGCGTGATCATCAGCTTGAGGTTGAACTCAGCGTTGTAAGCACCCTGCTGGACAGACGGTTGAGCGAACGAGCCGCTGTAGTCTGACCATTGTGCGTTTACAAACTGAGCGCCTTGGACAGGCACTGTTACGGAAGACACACCGCCGCTGGCTTGCTGACTGTTAGCAATCAGTGCTGCGAGAAGAGGGGTCGAGTTATAGAGCTGTACAACCAGCTTCGGGATGAATGCCCTACGAGTGACGTAAGTTAACTCAGTGTACTGAGTTGATCCCGTTGCCGGTAGAATTCCGCCACCAATGGCCATATCAATCTCCGGTGAGGTTTACAAACCAATAGGACGATTCGGTCGCCGCAAATCTTGCAATGCGCTGACCGCCTCGTTTCTTGCTGCGCTAACCGGGTTTTTCCAATACTTATTCAAATCAAATTTTTGAATAACTTGTGGATTGTACCCGGAAGGTGTGGGTGTCGCTGCTTGCTTCATCCACTCATGATACTCGGCGGCAGTCTCGTGATTAGTGATACCGCGTTCGAGCATAATTTTTTCAATGCCCTTGATATCATCGTCAGAACTTGCCAAGCCTTTTTGCTTCAACGAATTTCGACGTTTTTGCAGTTCTTCCACGGCGTCACGCTCTCGGAGTTTGTTCTCCAAAGATTGGACTCGTGCTTCTGCTGCTGCAACGGCAGTGTTGGTGTGATCTTCAATTTCCAGTTCAGGAATTGGAAGATCAGGCTTAACCTTCTTGGTCATTCGCAAAAATTCTTTGCGAGTGGAAGGATTCTCAGCAAGTTGCTGGGCTAACGCCGCGAGTTCATCGCGTGCATCAACTGATAAGTTTTCAAGAGACATTGTTACCCTCGTTACAATGTGGTTTAGATGACTTTCTTGCCGTCAGCAGGCTTTTGCACTGCCATCTTGTTCTTAGAAAGATCAGATGGCTTGTCAAGGCCGCCGAAACGCGAGAAGCGTGGCGTGTTTACGACTTGGCCGTTTTCCTGACGATCATCAGTTGGGCGGCGTGGAGCAGAAGCTCCGCGAGGCTTAAAGAGGTCCATTGTTTATCCTAGTCCAGGAGGTTTTGGCGCACCTGCGCCAGGGGGCGTCATTCCCGGAGGCGGGGCTGACTGAATTGCACGGGACTCAGGAGTCATGCCACCGGCTTTAGGTAGCGTCTGCAACATTTGCAGAATTTCTGACTGCTGGAGTTCTCCAGTTTCATTACGCTTGCCACCTAGCAAACCACCAAGTTTGCGAGATGCTTCCATGATTGCCTTTCCTTCATCCGACTCTGCACCGACTGCCGGGAGAGACTGGTCAAGAAGATCAAGTGCAATAGAAATATTGATCATTGCCGCTTCACGAGTGCCCATCTGCTTTTCAGGAGTAGACATTGGAGCAGCCATAGGAGGCGTCTCAGGGGTTGATGCCGCTGGAGACGAGGGAGTTGGAGCGGGTGCACCGGCGCTGCGGTCACCTTTCATCAATTCCATCAATTTATCTGCTGGTACGCTCATGTGCGACCTTTTATACCCAATTAGAAATCAAGTCAAGTGGGAGGCTCATCGCCCACCTCCCGCAGGCCGGTTCAGAAACCTGTTACGTTCGGATTACTTCCGACCTTTACGACCACGACGTGCCATGACGATCTCCTGGTTGCGGGGCCACTTGAGAAGGGCAAGCAGCCATACCCATCAAACTCTTAAAGAATTACCGGCGAGTCTTGCGACCGCGTTTCATTGCGTTGTACATTGCAATTACCTTCGTGTGTAGTCACGGGTCATGCGGGAAGAATTGCCCGCACTTCCCATCCTATTCGTCTGTGTACGGTACGTCAAGGATGGAGTTGCCTGTCTTGCATCTAGACTTTTTGCAGTGACGCGGGGTTGATCCCCGGTCTTTGTGTAGCCTTGAGTAACCATTATTGCTCCTTTGGAGATTGCATAGCCGCTTGCTGGGCTTGTGCGGCTTCCATTTTCTTGAGACGGTCTTTCAATTGTTGTTTCATGGGTGGTTCAAGCAAGTCTAGCAAGGATTCCTTGTCAATGACTTGTGCTTTGAACAGATTGAACGCCAATTGGCGCAAATCTTCCATGAAGATTGGTGAATTGCTATGTGCATCCACTTTTACGGCGTAATTCTTGGGCAATTGCTCGGCAATGAACCTATTGCCCCTTGTATCCGTGTAATGCGTGTTTGGATACGCTTGCATGAGCTTGAGATACAGAGTCGCCATCTTTTCTAGCGAATCTTCGATGACAAGCGCCCGTTTTTTGGCACGAGATGACCCTAAACGGGCAAGTTGACTGGCATGACCGGACGATCTGACCCCAGACTCGCCTCGTCCTTGCAAGACTGAGACGATTCCAGAGGCTTCTTCGAACATTAAGTCAATTTCGCCGATTTCACGGAAGAGATCTGGCGGCATTTGCGGGGCCAACTTCTCCACCTTGGCGCTTGGCATATCTGTCGCCAAGATTCCGCCTGCACGGTTGAGAGCAAAGTTCTTCTCATCCAAGATTCCAGTGAACCCGATGAGTGCCGTAGGTGGGCTGACTTGCTTAGACAGAATGTCCAAGATCTCCGTCATGCGCTTGTTACGCATCTGCTGGAGATAGATTAGACGGGATACTTCTGACTGGCCCCAGTAGTAATCGTAGAGCGGCAGGGGGCAGATCTGGATGAAGGGCAGCTCGCCTTTCAAGAAGACGGTCGCGCCAGGACGGTCGTAGATGATTACATCTGGATCTGCGCGGGTGACCACTTGGTAGTCGCCGGTCTCATCGTTCCACACCCAGAGTTCCGTCATCTCGACGGTTTCTTCGGAGACTTGTGCTTTGTAGCGGTTGCCGCCAGAGAGATCGAGGTTGACGTTCCCGTAAAGGGTTGGGTCCGTCTGGCTCATGATGATGCGCTGCACACCGTTGGCAACTTCGGTGCGCTCGTGTTGCATATACGACACGCGCTCTACGATCTTTTCCCTCTGAGGGTGGCTGTAGAGGCGATTGAAGAGTTCAGACTTCGTGATGTAGTAAGTCTGAATTATTGCTTCTTGTCTGTCAGTGTATGGAGTGTCCTCTCGTAAGACACCGATGCTGGCCGGTTCCACGAGATACGGATGAATACCGTTTCGATAAACCAGTTTAATAAAGGTGCTGTTGTAGCACAGAGACCATGATACCGCTGTCGAGAATACTTGGTCAGCATTGCTG